CTCGAACATTAGTTTTAAATTTACCTCACCGGTTGCCGGGTCTATGTCAGACTCTTCAAATTCAGGCAGTTCAAAGAAAATAGCGGGAATTTTCCTTAAAACCTTTCCTTGTGGATACTCGTTATACACAGGGATTTTTAGGAAAGTCTTTTTTAATTCCTCATTAACTGCATTAATTAAAGCTGTCAGTGGCATTACATACCCTTTAAAAGATAATTAACCTCATGCTTAACGTGCTTGTAAAAAATATCTTGAACCTTGATCGCCAAATATGAAAGGTTAACCTTCATAGCATCTTCAACATTAATTTTCATCTCCTTGATGGGAAATCTTTCTTGCCTAAGTCTTCTAAAGACCCTTCTATCTAGTTTTCCTTTTTTGGCTTTAGCTAGAAAAGCCGATTTATAAAAATGCTTTCCCGCATACATCCCCGCTTTTGTTTGCCTGGTTTTTAAAATCACCGCCGGTAAATCATAAAGGTAGGCTGTTAGTCTAGCCTCTAGTCTTTTGGTATTGGCCTTTGCTTCATAAAGTCTTTGTTTGATTAATTTTAGTTTAACCTGTAAATCTTTTGAGGTTGCCAGCGCAGCTTGATGTTTTAGAGTTCTCATGGTCTTATTAATCGCCCTGGATAAAGCTAAGTCAACCTTTTTAGATGACAAAAGCTCTAATTCCTTTGCAAATCCTTCTAAGCTAGTAATCTGTTTCAAGTCATCTCCTCAGCTAAATCTAACATGGTTAATCCGGTATGATCTGGTTGTATCGAGCTAATCATGTACTTTTTTCTATCATATAAAAGTGTATCTTCTTCTTTTAAGCCCTTTATTTGCTCGGTTATGCAAAGTAAAACACTTGAATCTGTGGCTATTTGCATCTTTCCAAATTCCATATCTTTATAACCAGTATCAAAAATACCATTTATAAATTTATCTTTTAGTCTACCGCTAGTAACTTTAATTTTTTTACCAAACGGAGGTTTAAAAAAAATTTTTAGATCTTTTTCAAACAAATTTTGTTCCTAGGTTTTGATATCTGTGTAAGCCGAGAAACTTTCAATATGTCTAACTGCCACATCTGCATCTTGTAGGGTTCTAATCCTAACAGTTCCGGCGGTTCCATCATCTACATATGGGTTTACTTGCACATCTAAAATACCCCATTCACCAATAATGACATCTGCCCAATTACCGAATATCAGGGCATTTAAACCCTTATCTAACAGATTACTAGGAACTTGGTTAGTAACTGCGGCTTTATAACCATTGAGCATACCATCGCCATCATCTCTATTCGTCCATAAAAATTGAGCCGTATTTGCCGCTTTTTCAGTAGTTTTTAGTTGTCCTCTAACTTTAGCATTGGTTAAATACGCCAGTGTTCCAATATCTGCGTTGTCGGTAGCGACAATGGTTTCTAGATTAACTATATTTTTAAAGTCAAGCGCACTTCCGTTGGGTCCTAGTTTGGGAATTCTATCGGCATCTTTAAGCATGGTTAAAAGACCTTTAGGCTCATCATCTACCCCACTGCCCATAATAACTGCTCTGTCAATTCCTAATGCTATTACCGCCGCTAAATCATTTCTAACAAAGTTTTCGATATCAATACTGGATTGCAACAGTAATCTTCTGGTTAAATCGGTAAATGCTCCAATGGTGTTAGGTTCAAGCGGCACTTGTCCAACAGGTATCTTTGAACCTTTAGGAGGATTACCTTCTTTGACCCAATAGGCTGCGGCTCCGCCTGTTTGTTTAGGAATGGCTAAATCTCCTACTAATCCTGTTAATACTTTAGCCCCTAACCTTCTGGTAACCAGTTTATTTCTGATAAGTTCAATAAAGCTCTCCACCATTAAAACGGTATCAATAATTGCGCCCTGATTTACTTTAGTATTAGTAGTTGCGGCTGTAGGAGCTGCCCTTAATACTTCATAGGGTACTAGAAATCCGTTGGTTGTTCGATTATTTTGTTTCTGAGTAGCTAACGAAACTTCTTTTTCAAACTCTGCCCCTCTCCAATCACCATCAGCACATGCTCTTATCGCTTTTAAAAAAGAAAAACTTCTTTGCTCTTTGGAAGTTAGACCTATATCATTGGTATTTTCATTTGGTTTTTCAATAGGATTAGATCTCATAGTTTCTAAAATAGCGGTTCCTAGTTCATCTTTGTTTTTTCCTTCTTGTATAAATTTAGAGGCTAAATCACGCTGGTTAAATTTTTCTCCCATTTGCATCATTTCCAGCATTTTCGATCTTTCCGCATTCAAATCAATAGCGGGTGGTTGCCCATGATCTTTTGGTGTGTTAGTAGATGTTCTTTCTCCCATGGTTTTAATTTCCTCCTCTATATTATTTGTTTTATCTAAATTATTGGTTATTTCTTTTGTTTCTAAATTTCTTCCAATCCCAACGCTAGTATCGGCAGCAATTGCCTCTAAACTTACTTCTACAGGCTCCCATTTAGTAACCTTATAAACATCAATGTCATCTTTTCTAGTTTCTATTAGTTTGATCTCACGAATATTATAGCGACAAGAGACGTTAACTTTTATTTCGTCTTGAACATCCTGAAAATTCTCTTCCCCTAGATTAGATCTGGAAAATTTTACCTCAGCCCTAGCTTTTTTGTCTTTTTCATCCAAATACGCTCTTAATACTGCCCCAATATGTTGACCCCTATCATGATTAACCAGTAGCGGCCCCCTTTGATTAAGCCTTTTTAGATCAACCGCACTTTTAGAGATTTCTAGAATTTCTTTCCCGTACCATCTATCAACTTCCGCCGCTTCAGAAGCAAAAGAGAGATTAATTGTACGGTTATCAACATCGATATCTTCTTTTTTTATTTGAAATTTTCTATCAAACGATTTTCCAATCAGCTCTTTAAGATTCGTTTTCTGCCCCATCATCACCCTCTTTTTCGTTGGTTCCTATTTTGATACCTAATTTATCAGCCAGTTCTTGTTCTTGTTTTATTTCGCCAAAAACATCTTCGATATTTCTTCCTTCTTCAATACAAACACCACGCCTTGATTTAAAGCCCGCTTCAACTGCTTCTTTATTGGCCTTAGTTTCTTTTAGTGGATCAACCCAGGCCCAACGTCTACCGAGCCATTTGGGATTTTGATATTTTCTAATATCGCCTGCTTTAATGGGTATAATTCCCATTAAAAAACTAGTCTCCAGCCACTTTTCATAAACGGGTTGCATAAAGTTTTCGATTAAAAACCCTTGTAGTAATTTATAATAGTCTCGTTCTTCTAAAAGCCCCGCTCGTAAAGAAGAGTAATTAACTCCTTCTAAGTCAGAAGCTAAAGAGTTATAAGAAACATTCATTCCTGAAGATATCCCACGCAGACAGGCTTTAATGAATCCTGAAAAATTCCCCGCTGGATGCTCTGGGTTCCAGTCTTGAAATTTTACCCCTTTTGGTAGTAGTTCAAAAGCTCCGGGGCTGGCTTCTTGAATTAGATTACCATCATCGTCTTTTTCTTGCTCTTCGTCATCTCCTTCATAGGCACCTTCTTCATCCTGGGTAAAAAATCCCATTTTTGAGCTAGCCACTTGAGCGGCCACAATTTCTGCTTCTTCGTAGGCTCCAAGCATTTTAAGCCTTTTCATAGCGGCATGAATTAGGGGAAAACCTCTAGTTTGATCGGGGGTCACCGGATCGTAAATATGCAATATTTCATTGGCGGGAACACGAGTATAGTTATTGCCAAAATAAGTATAAACATTATCCCCGTATCCTTTGGTTTTAAGATAATAAGCAACCGGGGCACCCCAAGCATCCAGCTCTATTCCCATTTTAATAATATTTTGATTTTTATCAGTGGGCTGGAAATTAAATCTATCATCTAATAAACAGACATCAAGAACTTGCAAAGCTAGACCAAACTCATTAAAATCATTTCCACGAACAAATCGAACTAACGCTTCTCCATCTCTAGCAAAAGAACTGATAACTTGCTTTTGAATGGCCTGAAAACTAAATTTTTTGGTAACATCACAAACACCTTTTTTACTCCAGATTTTAAATTCTTCTTCTATCTTGTCGTTTATATCTTTTTGAATTTTTTGTTTATCTTTAAACAGACATTGTAATGAAATTCCGTTTTGCCCTACAACATTAGAGCGAAGTAAATTTAGAAACCTAACCATATAGTCATTATTCAAAGAAAGTTCCCTTGATCTTCCTCGTAAAGTAGCTAAGGAACCGTAAATAAGGTTGTCGATATCATCAATGTTACCTCTCCACTTAGATACCAGACGGCTATACTCAGCCCCAGAAAAACCCCTTCTAGCTACAACCTTCTTTTTTCTTTGAAACAAAGACAGTAAACCCAAAGTCTAAAACCTCATTACTACTTGTCTAGAAAACTTTTTACCACTAGTCATTTTTTTTAGTCTTTCTAACTCGTTATAATACTTTTCTCGAATAATTATCAGTTCAGTCATAGGGATTTTATCTAACCGTCTTTTTCCTGATGGAGTACTAATTTCATAGCCTTCAACATCATCGACTATTCTTCCCTCAATCGTTTTTTCGATGGCATCCAAAACTTTCTTAACATGCGCAAGCTGTTTTTTTGGATCTTTAATAATATCGGTATTTACCAAGTTGATTCCCTCCATGAATTAATATATGAGCTAATACCTGGCTTTTTTCTTGGTATTCTTTTTTTGTTAGTGGTTTCTTCTAAAGAATCTTTTTTTTCTGGTTCTTCTTCTAGTCCAACTTCTAGTCTATCTTTTTTATCCTCTAACTTTCTTTCTATAACGTCCAATAGTGGGCGCAAGATAGTAAGGGCAGCCAGGCCATAAACCCGACAATCGAGGGCTTCGTTTCTTTTATGCTGATTTAAGGACCATTTTTTTTCTGGGTAGCCGTTTTTATAAATTATCTTTACCGTTTCGGCGGTTAGTTGCCTGAAATATTCCTGGTTGTATATATTTATTTTGGGAAAATGACAAAATCCCGATCCCTTTTCTTGCTCTTGTAACCACGTATATATTAGGGTTTTAGCTTCATCAACTCCCACTGGATAAAGATCAACCTTTCTTCTATCTTTACCAGATCGTTTTTTGGAAATACTACCGACTAGAGGTTTACCTGTTCCGTGTACCCCTTTAACCGCATAGACTCTTTTTAAGACTTTTTTCTGACAATAATCATAGACTTTTTTAGTCAGATAACCCGTGTCAATACAGGTAGCAGCTATTTTTAGACTAAAACCCCACTCATGTTTAAACTCTTTATCAAGTAATAAATCTAGTTCCTCCCAAACATATTTTTTGGTGGGGTCTCCTTGAATAATATAATAACCGATTGACCAGTTTTCTTTGTCTTTACCCCATCCAATAACTTCAGCTTCTAATCTGTCTTCTTGTACATCTACCCCACAAGTCAGGCATAAAACCCCTTCGGGAAGCTCGGCCTGATATTCTTCTCTTCTCATATATAAATGGGAGTGTTCAACTCCCTTAGTTTGTTCTTCATAGGCTTCACCTAGATAGGTGTTAACCCATGTTTTCATTAGTTCGACATCTTTTTTAGCTTCTAAATATTCTCTTACAATTTCGCAAAAACTAACCCAAGGACTGTGGAGTGCCGACAAGTGAAAGCCTACTCGTCTTTTAGGTCTATCAGGGTAAATGGTTTTCCATTTGGCTTTTTTAAGCATTTTCATTTTATCGCCATCTGAAATTTTACTACCGCATTTTTGGCAAAAATAATTTGCTGTTTCAGGATCATTATCATTCCACGCAATGTAATCCCATTTAAGCTCAATTTCTTTTTGGCAATGGTAACAGTCAAAAAATAATTTATAGGGCCTAGAATTTGAATACAGGAACTCTATGCGGGATGTTTTTTTTATTACCGGAGTTGAAGCGGCAATAAATTTTTTATTATAAAAAGTGGACATTCTTTTTTTGGCAAGATTGATGGGGTCTCCTTCAGTACCAGCACTGAAAGGAAATCTATCAACTTCGTCAGCTAAAACAATTTTAATGGGTCTGGATGAAAGACCAGCCGGAGAATTAGCTCCAGCTAAAGTGATTTGACCGCCGGTAAATTTTTTATGCAAGATAGTATTTGATGAAATTTTTGCTTTGGGATCTTTAACCCGATCTTTTAAAACTTTGGTATCTCTTATCATTGGAGAGAGTCTATCTTTTGACCACGCCTCAGCCAGATCTAAGGTTGGTAAAATAGCCAACATTGGGGAAGGCTCTTGATGGATATAGTAACCAATTACATTCAAGAGTATTTCTGTTTTGCCAACTTGTCCGGCAGCTTGAATAATAACTTCTTCAACTTCCCTATCTTTAATAATTTCCATTATTTTTTTAGCGTAAGGAATTCTTGCTGTTCTCCATTTTCCTGGTTCAGCGCATGACTCAGGTGATAACATTCTGTATTTATCTGCCCATTGACTAATAGATAGCTTTGGGGGGGGAGAAAGTAGTTTTAAATTTTCCGAAGCAATCTTACAAATAGCGTTTTGCGTCATTTTGGCTCAATTCTCTTAAAGCGTCTTCAATCGAATCTGTTAATATCTCTTCAATTTCACCTCGATTAGTCATAACTTCAAGCTCTGGAGCTAATCTAGAGGGAATAGCTAGCATCTTATTTTTAAAAGCTATGGTCATCTTAGCCCAGGTATCTTTAACTTGAGTGACAGCAAGTAAATGCTTTTGCTTTTCTTCTATCTCAAGTTCAATTTTGTCAGCTTGAGCTTTGGTAAGTCTAACTTTTTCAGGATTATATTCTGTTTTTTCTTTTTTTCCTGCCATAATTAAAAGACCCTATTTTCAAGACCAAGATTGGATAATTTGGTAACACTAGGAACCCAAGAAGGCTCAATAGTGACATGCGCTAATCTAATATAGGCCATAGTTTGATTGATATTTTTATGGTTCAACTGGTGCATAATCTTTCTAATTTCCATCCCTTCCTGGTGAGCGAGGGTGGCCCATGTAACCCGAAACATCTTGGCATTAACATGCCTATCAATACCTGCTCTTTTGGTAATATCCTTAATTATCATGCGTGATTTTTGATAGCTTAAATGGGTACCTCGATTTACTCCGTGGAAGATATGGTAATCTGGATCAGCATCACTAAGGTATGTGTTTATGTATCTTTGTACTTCGTTAGCGTTTTCTTTGGTGATTGATACGGTGTATGTGTCTGAGTTTTTAGCGGCCATGGTGAGGGTTGTAACACCGTTTCTCGTCTTGACATCTTTTAATCTAATGGACAACAAAGCGCCAAGCCTCATACCTACGCTAGAAAGGAGATAAATCATTAAAAAATTTCTATTGGCTAGTTTTTGTTTGTAATCATCGTCTGTTTCCTTGCTTTGTTCCATTTCAAAAACGGCTCTTTTAAGTATTCTATCAACTTCGCTAGCTTCTAAGCTGTCAGCTTTAACGACATGGTTGGAGACAATGGGAGTTTTAATAAGCTTAAAAGGGTTTCTGGCAATAATTCCTTTTTCTTTCAGGTAGGAAAAAAACGATTTTAAGGGTGCAAAATCAAGATGAATGGAGCTGTTGCCTTTTTTAGCGTCTTTTAGATGTGTTAAATATTTCTGTCCTATATCTTCGTTAATTTGCGTTGGGTCACTTACTGACATGTCCAGTTCATTTCGGACATAGGCAAAAAACTGTTTTAATCTGCTGTGGTATATTTTTTTAGTCCCCTCAGAGCGTTGATTATTTAAAAAAGCAGCAGAATACAAGGCTAGGTTGCTATCCTCTTTTAAATCAGGGATAGCCACTGACTTTCTCATCGCAATTTTTTTTAGTTTTTCTTTTTCTTTAGCTCTTTTTTTAAAGACATATCCAGTCAAATCTTTGGTGTACTTACAAACTGTTGCCATACTTATCTTTCTTTTGGCTACAATTTCGTCAACTGTTAAAAGTGCTTTTCTATCTTGTCTTAACAGCTGGATGATTTTTTCATCTAGTTTGGGAATAGGTGCGCCAGGTAAGGTGTTAGAAGGTTTTGAACCTGGTTGTTTATTTGGTTGGTTTACTTTAGCTGTCTTAGATAATATATCCAGCATCTGAAGACCTTCTTTAGTTTCGGGATCAATAAGGATTTCTGGGTCTAGAAATCTTATAGTGATTGATTTAAAAGAAAGACCTTTAACTATTTTTTCAAATTCTTCAAAAGGCATGTTAATTTGTTTGATCTGCCAAAATATTACGGTGGAAAAGCGTTCTATCTTTTTCAAAAAAACTTTTAAGGAGACATGGTTTTGATAGACAACCAAAGAAGGCGTAATTCTATCGTCCAGATAAGAAAGGTTTTGATTTGGAAATTTAATCTTTTCTTGTTCTTTGTATAATTCTTTGGCTTGCTCTAAAGATATATTTTTTGGTAAGTAATACAGGTTTTGCATTCTTTTAAAGTCTCCTTGCTTTAAATAAGGGCTGTTTTTTGGTAAAATACAAACTATTGGCAAAAAGTATCTAATTAATCTCTATGTTTTCTAATTCATATCCCTTTTAGCCAAATATTTCTATTTGAATATCAAAGCCTTATAATCATCTAAATTTAACACCTTGAGTAACAGCAAGATATCATGGGGTATTTTATAAGTGCAAAACTTTTTTAGAAAAATTGTTTTACAACCCCGCTTTTGGACACCGCTGTCAAACAGCGGGTCCTTCCCCGGCAAATGCCTGCGCGGTCCGCGATCCCCCGGCATTTTGCTAGTCACAGGCTATTTTTGTTTTGGTAAATTACCAGCAGCTTTGGAAAAATAAATAGGCCATGATAAAATAAAAATTACCATTAGCAAAAAACGTAGGAGAGCCCTATGGGTTGGGAAGAACTTTGCCCGGTCGGTAGCATCATCCCCTGGTGCAACGGCATTTTTGATCAAAATGAAAAGATGACAGCTAAACTGGATGAACAGTACTTATCGGACAATTGGCGTATCTGTGACGGCTCTTTTGTCAAAGATCCTGACTCTCCCCTATTTAGAGAAGGAGGATATTTACCCAACTTAAGGGACAGGTTCGTCATGGGTGCCGAAATACAAGAGGTGGGCAATCAAGGTGGCACCTCTGACAGCGGGCATAAGCATCTAACCGACAAACGATATATTAAAACCGACCTAAGACATTCTCATAATATGAAACATACCCATGATATGGACAACCATGTCCATAAATGGGCCGATGGAAAAATCGATAAAAATGTTAACCCTATGCTCGG